TAAATTAAATTAAATTAAAATTACATTAAAATTATGGAAAACCAAGAAAACAAAATCAGCCAAGAACAATTAGAAGAATTGCAAGGTTATGTAGGAAAACTAAATAACGCAGCTTCTCAAATTGGAAACCTAGAAATGCAAAAACACCAGCTTAACCATGCTGCTGCTGAAGTTCAAAACGATCTACAGAAGTTTCAAGCTAAACTAGAAGAAAAGTACGGAAAAATTAAAATTGATATTCAAACTGGTAATTACGAGCCTATCGAAGAAGAAGGCGGTGAAGAAATTTTAGGACCAGAAGTATTAAAGAAAGCATAATATAGATAAAACCTATATTAACCATTAACCATGACCTATTTTTATAAAACCTATTCCTGGGGGAACAATAGTACCCAAGGAATACCCGAAGGAACCAGAAAGCTTTGGGAACACATCGTTGAGAAAAAAAACTGGCGTATAGTTCAACTACCTAATGGGTTTTTTCAAGCAGAACATAAAGACCTGAATGATGAATCCAAATGGATAGATGTTACAAGACGTGAAACTGTAGACAGCTGCGAGGCTGCTATTGATGGAAGTATTGAACATTATCAAAAAAAATTAGAGTTTTTAAAAGGACCTAAAGTAGTAAAGAGCTTTAAATAAAACCACTTACCAATAAAATTAAATTAAATGGAATATAATAACCCAAGTGAGATAGTTAAAGATTTGTCCTTCGGGGCAGATGCTAACAATAAAATAATGATAGGTGTAGGAAAATTAACACAAGCTGTTAAGTCTACACTAGGAGCTTCAGGAAAATGTGTAATATATGAAGATTCATTAGGTAAACCGGTTATAACTAAAGATGGTGTAACCGTAGCTGAATCAGTAATATTATTTGATCCTTTAGAAAATATAGGAGCAACACTTTTAAAAGAAGCTGCTAAAAACACAGTGAAAGAAGCAGGAGACGGTACCACTACGGCAACCGTCCTTGCTTACTCACTTTTAAAAAATTGTAAAAAAGAAAAATATAACATAAGAGATATAAAACTAGGTTTACAAACTGGTTTATTTAAAATAAACAATTACTTAGATAAAATATCTATTGATGTTAAACATGATAAACTTAAAGATGTTAGCACTATATCAGCTAACAATGATAGTATTTTAGGTTCTATAATCGCTGATGCTTACAATAAGGTAGGTAAAAATGGAGTTGTATTAATGGAAGAATCAGAAACTGAAAAAACTTATTACGAAAACGTAGAAGGTGTACAGTTTGACTCTGGTTTGAAATCAAATCATTTAACTACAAACGAAAATAAAGATAAATCTATTTTAGATAATCCTTATATATTAATAGTAGCTTCTCCAATTACCAATATTAGAAAAATACAAGCTGTATTAGAACATATAATTAAAACAAAAAGAAGTTTATTAATTGTGGCTTCTGTAGATCAACAGCCTATGTCTGCATTATTAACTAATAAAGTTAAAGGTAATATTAGGGTTAACGTTGTTGATCTTCCTGGTTTCGCTTCTACTAAAAGAGATACGATAGAAGATTTAGCTTGTTTAACTGGAGCTAAAATAATAGATGAGCAACTAGGAGATGATTTAGATTTAATCCAACCTGATGTGTTAGGTGAATGCTTAAAGTCCATTACAGATGATAAAAACACTGTTCTTACTATAGAAGAAGTTAATGAAGAAGCTAAAGAAAGAATAAAAAGTGTGTATAGCAAAATAGAAACAGAGACTAATGCTTTTATAAAAAATAAATTAGAACAAAGAATAGCAATGTTGACAGGTTCTGTTGCTATTATAAAAGTTGGTGCTAATTCAAAAGTAGAGTTAAAAGAAAAAAAAGATAGAGTTGAAGACGCTATATATGCAACTAAAGCTGCATTACAAGAAGGTATTGTTCCAGGAGGTGGGGTTGCACTTTTAAATGCATCACAAAAAATAAAACCTGAAAATATAGGCGAGGAAATATTATTAAACTCAATAAAATATCCTTATTCTGTTATAATAGAAAACGCTGGTTTACCATACTTAGAAAGTAATAAAAAAGGATTTGGAATAAATGTTGTAAATGGTAAAGAAACTAATATGTTAAAGGCTGGAATAATAGATCCTGTATTAGTTACAAAAACAGCTTTAAAAAATGCGGTTAGTGTTGTTAGTACTATAATATCTGCAGATTGTGTAATTTCTAATATGAGAATGAATGCAGGCGATAAATAATTACATCATAATAGAAAAAATAAAAGAAGAATCAAAAAAAGTTAATGGACTGATATTAACTAATAATGATAAAAAAGATATACGTTATTTAAAAGGTAACATAATAAGTGTTGGTAATCAAACAGATGGTCTAAAGCCAAATGATAAAATTTATTATGATAAACATGCTGGCCATATGGTTGAATATAATAATAAAACATATTATGTTATTAGACAACAAGATGTTGTTATTGTTATATGAAACTTTCTTCAAGTGATTTAAAAGAATTACAAATATTAAAATACTATAGAATAGTTAGAAAATGGGCTTGTAAAACATATAAAATAAAAGAAGCGGACTTAGAGCTTCTTATATATTTAGACTGTTTAAATAGATTTTCTATAAAAGACTTTAAAGATGGTGTTTACACGTATAGTTGGGATAAACATCGTTGGGAAAGATTAAGAAACGAAGGTTGGATAGATGTTTGGAGAAATAGAAATAGAACAACTATAAAATATAGCATATACTGTGTTTCTTTTAAAACAAAACAATTAATTAGTAGAGTTTACAGAATACTATTAGGTGATGAAGATGTACCTGTTACTAGAAAAAATATTTTTTATAAAAATAAATCATATACTGATAAAGTTTTTAATAAAGCTTTTGATGATATGATAAAAGATAAAGAACGTTAAACCTTAAAATTAAAATTATGCCTTACGGAAAAAAATCAAAATTAGTTAAAAAAATCTCAAAGAAAAAATCTAAGAAAAAATCTAAGAAATAATGCCTGCTAAAAGAGTAAGAAAAACTACTAAAGGTAAAAGTAGAAACTTTCGTACTGTTAAAGAAGGCGCCGGTATGACTAAAGCTGGTGTAAAAAAGTATAGAAAAAACAACCCTGGTAGTAAATTAAAAACCGCCGTAACAGGCAAAGTAAAAAAAGGCAGCAAAGCAGCTAAACGTAGAAAATCTTTTTGTGCTAGATCAAAAGGTTGGACAGGTGAAAGAGGCAGAGCGGCTAGAAGACGTTGGAAATGTTAAAATAATAATTATGGCAAAAAAGAAATCAAAAAAGAATCCATGTTGGAAAGGTTACCAAATGGTAGGTATGAAAAAAAAGGGTGGTAGAAATGTTCCTAATTGCGTTCCTAATAAGAAAAAATAGTGGAAAACTTTGATCCTGAAATATTTGATTTTATAAAAAACTTTAAAAAAAACAAATATATAAATAATAACATGGGTTTTGGGAATAGTTTGATTAAAAATCAAATTAAACAAACACAAGATTTACAATTTTCTAATTCAGGAAGAGGGGGTAATGTTTTAGATGATGATATTGTTTTTCCAGCATTAAAGCGTGGCGCTAGCGCGTCAGACAATGTTAGCGATTTTATAATGAATAAAATATCTGATTATACAGATTTTTCTGATATGTCAAAGGAAAACAAACAGTTTATATTTGATAATGTAAGACCCTTGAGTTATCCAGGCATTGCTACTATGACAACTACAATGATTAGTTTAATGGGTAAAAAATTAGGAATACCTAACACAACTCCTCCTTCTTTAGATAAAGATGGTGACTATACAATAGGTGATGAAGCTTGGGCTATGGCTTTAGGTTTAGAAACTAAAAATAAATATATTATTAAGCAAAATAAATACAAACCTACTAAATCAAAAAACCCTAATGCTAAATATTATGCTTTAAGTGATGATGTTATTGATTATAAAAAATTATTAAAAAAAATAGAAAATAAAAAAGTAGGTGATACTGTAAATATAGAAGGACTTACTCCTTATATACGTGAGGGTTTTATGGATTCTGATAAATTTGAAGGAATAGATCCACTTCAGAATTTTCAAATTAGTGTTGGATATGATAAAGATAAAAAACAAAAATATATATCTATATATGATAGGTATGATTTTAAAGGACCATTAGAAAGTTTAGTAAATGAGTTTGAAATATATGATAGAAGATATATAAAAGAAGAAAAAGGTAAATACAAATTATCAAAAAAATAAATGGAAGAACTAGATCCTAACATACTTGAATTATTAAAAAAATTTAAAAATAATAATACAAAAAAAATAAATAGATTTTTAATAAAAGAACCTGTTGTAGAATCTACTGTTGTTAAAAAAAATAACTCTAATCTTAAATTAAAAAACCTAGTAGATACACAAATGAATATAGCTCGTGGAACGGCTTTAGCTAATAGTAATGTTCCGGAAAATTCATCTGCTAGTTACAAATATAAAGAAGATTTAGAAAATTTTAAAATAATAAAAAATATAAAAAAAGATGCATTAGGAAATCCTGTTGCAGATTTAAACGTTTTTAGATATAAGGGTGATGCAAAAAAAGCACTTTCAACTTTAGTAAAAAAGTTTAATGAATTTAAAGAAATTAAAACTGAAAAAGATTTTTTTAACTATAGAATAAAACAAGCTAAAGAATTTAGTGAAAAATATAGTCATAATTTACCAAAAGCTGGTGACAAGTATTATCCAACCAATGAGTTAAGTGGAGAGAACATGGGGAAATATAAAAATAGATTTGTAGATGAACAAATGAGTTTATATTTTTCAGATGAATATAAAAATTTATCATCAACTGATAAATCGAACGCAATTAGAAAATATCGTATACCAGTGAGATTTCATGATCTTAATCATGGATATGCGCAAGTTATGGACTATCACACTAGTCAATCAATGGAGGTTGATCTTAGGTATTTTGTAGAAAGACCTATTAATGGTGATGGTAGATATGACGAAAATCTTTATGGAGAAAGATTTAAAAAATTAAATCCTGTTTTAGAACACGAATTATCTCACGCGGAGATTGGTTTTGGGGCTGCTAAATCACAAGGATTATTAGATTTTACTAAAAACTCTTTAGGTATAAAAAATTCTAATAACTATATAAATAATTCTTATTCTGAACTTGATTTTCGTTCTGAATTAGGTGCTAGATACAATGCAACAAAATATTTATTAGGTATAAATAAAAAAGGTTTTAATTACTCAGAATTCAAAGATATTGTAACTCCTAAATTAGATTCTTTAATACAACTTAAAAACCCTAAAGATATTAATGTTGAACAAATATCTAGTATATCAGATGAGTTATTCGGAAAAAATATAATGAAAAGTTATAACGATAATGATTTAAAAAATCTATATAAAATATATAATAAATTTTAAATGGAAGAACTAGATCCTAATATACTTAAATTACTAAAAAAATTTAAAGACAAACCAAGGTTAGAAAGATCTGTTAATTCATTGGTAACTAAAAGAATTAATAAAAACAAAATACCTAAATATGAGGATAAGAGAACATATTTTTCTGATAATATAGATTTTGATAAAGCGCCCACGCAAGAAGAATATGAAAATTATAAAAAATTTTTTAAAAAAACTGGTAATTATAAGTCAAGTTTATCTAATATAAATATAAAAGAATCTAATAGATTAAAATTAGCATTGAGATATAGAGATTTTTTTAATAAAGAAGGTATAGAAAAAAGTGAGAGTATAGAAAGAGATGATCCTAAATACCCAACATTAGATAATAAAAAACTAAACTTTAATTTAGGTGAAATAAAAAACAATGCATTAATTGAAAGATTTTCAGGAGAAAGAAATAAAAAGCTTGTAAAATTAATAAATGAAAATGTTAATTTTGACACATATAGTTCAGAATCAACTGTTTCTCGTAATAATCGTATAGTTCCAAAAATAGATAATTTCATTAACATTAGAAACAAAATAAAACCTAAAGATTCAGTTACTAAAAATTATTCTTATAATAGCGAAGAACATGAAAATAGGTATCAACCTCAAAATTCTGAGACTTTTGATTATGATAAATTTTATGATAGATATTATCCAGAAAATATTTATAGAAGCGTTTTAGACACAAAAGATAAAGATTTTATAAAAGTAAATGACTTAGATAAATCTAGGGGAAAATATAACGATGACAAGTATTTGTATCATGCTAGAGATTTTAATAGATATAATTTAGAAGAACAATTAAACTTTGGTTTATCAAGACCTGTTTTTCATGATGAAAAAGGAAAATTAACAGGCCTTGGCACTATAGGTTCATATGATGTTGGTTCAAAAACAATTCATTTAAGTCATAGAATGGCTCAAAATCGAGGTACGGGTTCAGCATTTTTCCACCCTTCAGAAAGTATTGACAATGTTGAAAACACATTGTTACATGAAGGTTTACACGCAACAGAGTATCCTGTAGGTAAAGTGCCAACAATAGCCCCAGGAACACGTCGTTTAACTTTTGGTCAAGAATCACCTACAAACCCAACCCACCTTTCTGGTTTAGATGCTATTTTAGGTTTAGCTTATAAAACAAAGTTTGTAACAAAAGGTCCTAATGCTTATAAAAACCAAAACATGGAGTTTGGTGCATGGTTTGAGCAAGAATTATTTGAATCAAAAAAAGGAAATGAATTTAAAGGATCATTGCTTTTTAAAGGAATAAACTGGGAAGAAGAAAATAAAAAAGAAGATTCAGGGTTAGCTAAAAGAAATAGAATTAATTTTTTAAAATCAATTTTAGAATAAAAAATGAAATCAAAAGGATTAGGTGATACAATACATAAGGTAACAAAAGCAACTGGTATTAGAACTATTGTAGATAAAGTTTCTAAAGGTTTAAATATACCTTGTGGTTGTGAAGGTCGAAAAAAACGTTTAAATGAAATGTTTCCATATAAATAAAATAAAATGAGTGATAAAAAAAAGAAATTTGCACAAACTACAGTAGGTAAACTATTATTTGGTGCTGCATCGTTAGTAAACCCTACTTTAGGTAATTTAATTAGTGGAGCTTCAACACCAGCAGAAGCTATAGCAGCAATAGGTAAATCTGATGTAAGTAACGACGATAAAATAAAATTACAACAACTTATATTTGAACAACAAAATAAAGAAATGGAAAGCATCACCTCAAGGTGGCAAGCGGATTCTATGTCAGATTCATGGCTTTCTAAAAATGTACGTCCTATGATTTTAGTGTGGTGTATTGTTATATTTTCACTAGCTGGAATATTAGATAGTGTAGAATCAATACCGTTTCATATAGGTGAAACATGGAATGATACTTTTGAAAAAGTTATGATGTCAGTTGTATTAGCTTATTTTGGTGGACGAAGCGGAGAAAAAGCAGCGAGTATATTTAAAAAATAAAATATGAATTTAATTAGAAAAATAAGTGTAGGTAGAGACTATAAAGACTCTGCAATGCATTATGCGGTTGGTCAAGAAGTATATGGTGGCCATATTATATGTGATATTATTGAAAAAGAAGAAAAATTTAGTATATTTATAAAAAAACAAGGTGAAATACTACCTTGGAAAGATTTTAATAAAAATATGGCTGTTAGTGTAGAATATAATTTACAATATTAATGCAAAGTTTATATGCTTTTATTGTTGAACCTATTAAATCAAGATATAATAATATTAAAAAAGTAGGTGAAAAAAACTTAATATTAAATACCGAGATACAAGATCATAGATATGTTAATAGAAATGCAATTATATTATCTGTACCTAAAAACATAAAAACAAATATAAAAATAGGAGATGAAGTAATAGTTCATCATAATATATTTAGAAGATATAATAATATAAGAGGTGAAGAAGTAGATAGTTCATCTTACTTTAAAGAAAATAAGTATTTTATTTATTTAGATCAAATTTTTATGTATAAACAAAATAAAACATGGAAATCAATTGATGATTTTTGTTTTGTAAAACCTATTGAAAAAAATAAGTTTTTTTCTACAGAAAAGGAAAGTGAATTAATAGGTATTGTTAAGTATATAGAAAACAATAAAATTATTAAAAAAAATACACTAATTGGATTTACTCCAAATAGTGAATATGAATTCATTATAGATAACGAAAGACTATATAGAGTTCCAATTAAATCAATTTGTATAAAATATGAACGTCAAGGACACGAAAAAGAATATAATCCAAGCTGGACATAAAGCTGTAGATGAATTAATAAAAGTAGCTAAAGAACCTATAGTAGATTCAGATGATGATATATCTGCTGATAGATTAAAAAATGCTGCTGCTACAAAAAAACTAGCTATATTTGATGCTTTTGAAATACTAAATAGGATACAGGAAGAAGAAAGTTTATTAGAAAATAAACCTATAGAAAAAAAAGAACAGAGTTTTAAAGGTTTTGCTGAAAGAAGATCTAAATAATGTACGAACAAAGTTTATATAAAACAATAGAACCTATTAAAAAAACTACTATTAATAGATTGAATAAATCAAAAAAATGGGAGTATGGTTATAACAAAGAATATGATGTAGTGGTTATAAGTAAAACAGGTGAAATAGGAGATGTGTATAGCATACAAAACTTAAAAATAGCATTGCCTAAAACACAAAAAGTTTCTAATGAAAACAATAAATGGCAACAACACGAATATCCTAAAGAACTAAAAAGAATTAAAAGTATATTTGATTGGAAAGAACTACCAAGTGAATTTAAAGAAAAATGGCATAAATATATTGACAGAGAGTTTACAAGACGTGAAGAAGGTCATTGGTTTAATAACAAAGGTAATTCTACTTATATTACTGGGACTCATTACATGTACTTGCAATGGACAAAAATTGATGTAGGAAGACCAGATTTTAGAGAAGCAAACAGATTGTTCTTTATTTTCTGGGAAGCATGTAAAGCAGATAAAAGATGTTATGGAATGTGCTACCTTAAAAATAGACGTTCAGGTTTTTCATTTATGGCATCAGGAGAAACAGTTAACTTAGCAACTATATCTTCTGACGCGCGTTATGGTATATTGTCTAAATCTGGAGCTGATGCTAAAAAAATGTTTACAGATAAAGTGGTACCGATATCAATTAATTATCCATTTTTTTTTAGACCCATACAAGATGGTATGGATCGACCTAAAACTGAGCTTGCATATAGAGTACCTGCTTCAAAATTTACACGTAAAAGACTAGAATCTAAAGACAAACCTCAAGAAATGGAGGGATTAGATACAACTATTGACTGGAAGAACACGGGAGATAACAGTTATGATGGTGAAAAGCTTGCACTTCTTGTGCATGATGAAGCTGGAAAATGGGAAAGACCAGAAAACATATTGAATAACTGGAGGGTTACAAAAACAACCTTAAGATTAGGTAGTAGAATTATAGGTAAATGTATGATGGGTTCAACAAGTAACTCTCTTGATAAAGGTGGAAATAATTTTAAACAATTATATTATGATTCAGACGTCACAAAAAGAAATAAAAATGGACAGACTCGCTCTGGATTATATAGTTTGTTTATACCTATGGAATGGAATTACGAAGGATTCATTGATACTTATGGATTACCTGTATTCGACACACCAAAAGAAGCAGCTATTGGACCTCATGGTGAAACTATCGACATCGGGGTCATTGAACATTGGGAAAATGAAGCAGATGGTTTAAAAAGCAATCATGATGCTTTAAATGAGTTTTATAGACAGTTTCCAAGAACAGAGGAACATGCTTTTAGAGATGAAACAAAAAATAGTATATTTAACTTAGTTAAATTATATGAGCAAATAGATTACAACGAAGATTTAAAAAGTAGTGGTATTATTACTAGAGGTAATTTTCAATGGAAAAATGGAGTTAAGGATACTGAGGTTAATTTTTATCCCGATATGAAAGGTAGATTTTATATTTCATGGATTCCACAAATGAATTTACAAAACAATGTTGTAATGAAAAATGGTTTTAAAAAACCAGGTAATGAACATATTGGTGCTTTTGGTTGTGACTCTTATGACATATCAGGTACTGTTGACAGAAGAGGATCTAAGGGTTCTTTGCATGGTTTAACTAAATTTAGTATGGAAGATGCACCAATAAATACATTTTTTTTAGAATATGTTGCAAGACCACAAACTGCAGAAATATTCTTTGAAGATGTACTTATGTCTTTAGTTTTTTATGGGATGCCACTATTAGCTGAAAACAACAAACCTCGTTTACTTTATTACTTAAAAAGAAGAGGTTATAGAGGGTATTCTATGAATAGACCTGATAAAACATATAGTAGATTATCAACAACAGAAAAAGAAGTTGGTGGTATACCTAATACAGGTGAAGATATTAAACAAGCTCATGCTGCTGCAATAGAAACATATATACAGCAACATGTAGGAATAAAACCTGATGGATCTTACGGTTCTATGTATTTTAATAGAACATTAAATGATTGGTCAAAGTTTGATATAACAAATAGAACAAAATTTGATGCTACTATAAGTTCTGGATTAGCTATAATGGCTTGTAATAGACATTTATATACTCCTAGAGCGGATAAAGTAGTTAAAAAACTAGATTTTGGATTTAAAAAATACGATAACAGAGGATTTTCTTCAAAAATAATATAATTAATGTCAAAACAAATAACAAAAGGACGGTTTCCTAGCCAATCAGCTAGTGATGGTGAAAAATCTTCATCTACATATGGTTTAGAAGTTGCAAAAGCTATAGAAGCTGAATGGTTTAAAAGAGATTCAGGTTCTGTTAGATACTATGCTAATAGAGATCAATTTCACAGATTAAGGCTTTATGCTAGAGGAGAGCAAAGCATACAAAAATATAAAGATGAATTATCAATTAATGGTGATTTATCATATTTAAATTTAGACTGGAAGCCAATACCTATAATTCCTAAGTTTGTTGATATTGTAGTAAATGGTATATCAGAAAGAATGTATGATATAAAAGCTTATTCTCAAGATCAAGCTTCTATAGATACAAGAACAAGTTATGTTGATTCTATTGTTAGAGATATGAAAAACAAATCATTATTTGATGAGTTACAGAATTCTTTTTCAATTAACATGTACAATAATGACAGAGAAACTTTACCAGAAACACAAGAAGAGTTAGAACTTCATATGCAACTTGATTATAAACAATCAATAGAAATAGCTGAAGAAGAAGCAATAAACAATGTTTTTGACTATAATAAATATGATTTATTAAAAAAGAGATTAGATTATGATTTAGCTGTTTTAGGTATTGGAGCTGTTAAAAATAGTTTTAATACTTCTGAAGGTATAAAAATAGATTATGTAGATCCTGCTGATCTAGTTTATTCATATACTGAATCACCATACTTTGATGATATATATTATGTAGGAGAGGTAAAAAGAGTTAGCTTGATTGATTTGAAAAAACAGTATCCTGAATTAAACAGTGATGATATTAAAGAACTAGAAGATTCTAGCAATAGTGCTATGTTATATAATAAGTCTTATTCTTCTGCAGATTCTCCAGATAATAATTACGTTTATATTTTATATTTTGAATATAAAACATTTAATAATCAAGTTTATAAAATTAAAGAAACATCAACTGGTTCTCAAAAATCTATAAAAAAGACTGATCAATTTGATCCACCAAAAAATGCAGAAAACAGGTTTCAAAAAGTAAATAGATCAATAGAGGTTGTTTATGAAGGCGCTAAAATAATTGGATCAAATAAACTACTTAAATGGAAGTTATCAGAAAATATGACAAGACCATATTCTGATATAACAAAAGCACAATTATCTTATAGTATTGTTGCTCCACGTATTTATAAAGGTAAAATAGAATCTTTAGTAAGTAGAATGACAACATTTGCTGATATGGTTCAATTGACTCATTTAAAATTACAACAAGTATTATCAAGGATGGTGCCAGATGGTGTTTATTTAGATGCTGATGGTATAGCTGAAATAGATTTAGGTAACGGAACTAATTACAATCCACAAGAAGCATTAAACATGTATTTTCAAACAGGTTCTGTTATAGGTAGATCTATGACTGGAGATGGTGAATATAACCATAGTCGTATGCCAGTTCAAGAATTACAATCATCTTCTGGTGGACAAAAAATAGCTAGTTTAATTCAATCTTATAATTATTATTTACAAATGATTAGAGATGTGACTGGTTTAAATGAAGCAAGAGATGGTAGTATGCCTGATAAAAATGCTTTAGTAGGCTTACAAAAAATAGCTGCTGCTAATTCAAATGTTGCCACTAGGCATGTTTTACAAGCTGGATTATATTTAACTTTAAAAACAGCAGAAGCAATATCATTAAGAGTTTCTGATGTGTTACAATATGGAAATACAACTCAAGCATTTATAAATGGTGTTGGTAAATTTAATGTGGCTAGTTTAAGAGAAATACAAACGTTACATTTGCATGATTTTGGTATATTTTTAGAATTAGCTCCAGATGAAGAACAGAAACAAATTCTTGAAAATAATATTCAAATGGCATTACAACAAAAGCAAATAGAAATAGAAGATGCTATTGATGCAAGAGAGGTTAAAAATTTAAAACTAGCTAATCAATTACTTAAACTAAGAAGAAAGAAAAAGTTTGAAAAAGATAGACAACTTCAAATGGAAAATATTGAAGCTCAAAGCAGATCAAATGCACAAGCTGCGCAGGCTGCTGCTCAGAGTGAAGCTCAGAAAGAACAGGTGATAATGCAAGGTAAAGCTAAAATGTCAGAAATAGAACATCAATTTGAAATACAAAAGCTTGAAAGAGAAGCTGAAATTAAAAAAGAATTAATGTTTCACGAGTTTCAACTTAACATGCAGCTTAAACAAGCTGAAACACAGGTGATAAATAATAAAGAAGAATACAAAGAAAACAGAAAAGACAAAAGAACAAAAATACAAGCTACACAACAAAGTGAGCTTATAAACCAGCGACAAACTGGAAAACCACCAAAAGATTTTGAATCTGCAGGATTTGATAATTTAGGTGGATTTGGATTAGAACAATTTGATCCAAGATAATTTTTTAAATTTTATAATATTTTATTATGTCAGAAATCAAAATGAAACCAGTTGAAGACAATTTGTCTACAGCTGAAAAAGAACAAGAATTAGTCGATCAAACTAGTGGACAACAAGAAGATGGTGTTTACAAAGTTGATTTAACTAAACAACCAGAAGAAAAAACCGTTGAACAACCTCCTGTTGAAAAAGTAGAAGAAGCTAAAAAACAAGAGGAACCAGTTGAACAGATTAAAGAGGAAGAAAAACAAGTTGAACCTCAAGAACAAGAAGAAGTAATAACATTAATTAAAGAAGAAAAAGATGGCGTACAAGTGCAAGAGCAAGGGCAAGTACAAGAAAAGCAGCCCGAAGAAAGTCAAGTCTTACAAGAAGAAGTAAAACTAGAATACCCTGAAGACGTTAAGAAACTCATGGATTTTATGAGTGAAACTGGCGGAACATTACAGGATTATGTAAAATTAAATGTTGATGTTGAATCACTAGGTGATGATGACCTATTGTTAGAATACTACAAATCAACAAAACCTCATTTAAACAATGATGAAATAAATTTTTTGTTAGAGGATAAATTTTCTTATGATGATGAAATAGACAAGGAAAGAGATATTAGAAGAAAAAAATTAAACTACAAAGAAGAAGTCGCTAGCGCAAAAAAATACTTAGCTAACGCAAAAAGTAAATACTATAATGACATAAAATCTGGTTCTAATTTTTCTCCGGAAATTAAAGAAGCTATAAATTTTTATGATAATTATAAAAAAGAGCAGAACGAATTAACTGCTCAGCAGCAAAAGTCGAATGAACATTTTGTTAATCAAACTAATAATGTTTTCAGTGATAAATTCAAAGGTTTTGAGTTTAAAGTTGGTGAAAACAAGTTTAGATACAACGTAAAAGATGTTCAGACAACTAAACAAGCACAAAGTGACATATTAAGTGCATTTGAGATGTTCTTAGATGACAAAAACATGTTAAAAGATGCTAATGGTTATCATAAAGCACTTTATGCTGCTAGAAACGCTGATTCAATAGCAAATCATTTTTATGAACAAGGAAAGTCAGATGCTATAAAGCAAATGTCTGCAGAAGCTAAAAATATTAATATGGATCCTAGAAGGATTGGTCAAAATATAGATTCTGGAGGAATGAAAGTGAGAGCTATAAGCGGCGATGATAGTTCAAAATTAAGAATTAAAATTAAAAAATAACTTTAAAAAAAACAAATTATGGCAATTACATTAGGGAGCGGAACTACAACTCCAGCTCCAGTTAAACAAACTTTGTCAACAAACTACATTGACTTTACATCAGCTGCAGAAAAAGGATGGGCGCAACAATATCTTCCAGACTTATATGAAGCAGAGATCGAAAAGTTCGGTGATAGATCTGTTGGTGGGTTTTTAAAAATGGTAGGCGCAGAAATGCCTATGAGTTCAGATCAAATCATTTGGTCAGAACAAGGAAGATTACACCTATCTTATTCAGGTGGTACTTGTGCTGGTGATTCAAGTGGTGCAAACGTTATTTCAGGACTTACTGGTCATGCTATTAGAGTAGGGCAAACAGTGGTGGTAAGTGACGGAACAGATGTTGTTAAAGCTTATGTATCAGCAGTTGCTGCTGCACAGATAACAGTTAAATGTTACACAAACTCTACAGGTTGTGTTGCTGCTGGAATTGCAACAGGAAGTGGCGTTATAAAGCTTTTTGTATACGGTTCTGAATTCAAAAAAGCTGACACTGGTATGAACGAAGCGGTTAAGCCAAGTTTCCAGTCTTATACTAACAACCCAATTATCTTAAAAGATAAATATGAGATCTCTGGATCTGATGCTTCTCAAATTGGATGGGTTGAAGTTACAGGTGAAGCTGGTCAGTCAGGTTACTTATGGTATATCAAAGCTGAAGGTGATACTAGAAAGAGATTCGAAGATTACTTAGAAATGGCAATGATTGAATCAGAAAAAAATGTTAATACAAATTTAGCAGACATCGCAGGAACTGAAGGTTTATTTGCTGCGGTAAAAGATAGAGGTCACATCCATGAAGATGGTATTGACGGTTCTTCTGCTTCTGATGATTTAGCTGATTTTGATAACATGCTTAAGAAATTAGATAAGCAAGGAGCTATTGAGGAAAATGTATTATTTTTAAATAGAGATTTATCTTTAAATATTGATGATATGTTAGCTGCTCAAAATTCTTATGGTTCTGGTGGTACTTCTTGGGGATTATTTAATAATTCTGAAGATATGGCACTTAACTTAGGTTTTTCTGGTTTTAGAAGAGGTTCTTATGACTTCTACAAAACTGACTGGAAATACTTAAACGATGCATCTACTAGAGGAGAAATTGCTTCTGATGTTACAGGTATATTAGTACCAGCAGGTACTTCATCTGTTTATGACCAAATTCTTGGTAAAAACATCAAAAGACCTTTCTTACACGTAAGATACAGAGCTTCACAAGCTGATGATAGAAAATTAAAATCTTGGATCACAGGATCTGTTGGTGGAGCATCTACTAGCGATCTTGATGCGATGGAGGTACATTACCTATCAGAAAGATGTTTAGTTGTACAAGCTGCGAATAACTTCGTACTGTTTGGTAACTTTGCATAATACTTAACGTAATTTTTACCCTCGTTTTATCAACGGGGGTAATTATTACTTTTATTAATTTTTATTATATTATATCATGACAAAAACAAAAAATAAATGGTCTATCAAGGATAGAACATATATACTGAAAAACGACCTATCTCCTTTAACCTTTACAATGAAAAGTAAAAACATATATTGGTTTGATGAAGAACAAGGTTTTGAAAGAGAATTAAAATATACTGTTAACCAAAAAACTCCATTTGTAGATGATTTCAAAGGTGATGCTAGATTAGGTCACATTATATTTGAAGATGGTATGTTAATAGTACCAAAACAAAAACAAACACTACAAAAATTATTATCTTTATATCACCCTGGATTAAATAAATTATACTTTGAGTATGATCCACAGGAAGAGGCTAAAGATGACTTAGTAGAGCTTGAACAAAGAATAGAAGCTTTAAATGCAGCTAAAAATTTAAATATAGATGAAGCTGAAGCAATAATAAGAGTAAATGTTGGATCTTCTGTTGCTAATATGACATCTAAAGAAATAAAAAGAGATTTATTAGTTTTTGCTAATAATGATCCAGAATTATTTTTAGAACTAGCAGCTGATGAAAATGTAAACTTAAGGAATATAGGTTTAAAAGGCGTTGAAGCAAACATAATAAAACTATCAAATGACCAAAGAACTTTTCAGTGGGTTAGTAATGGTAGAAAATTAATGACTATACCTTTTGATGAAAACCCATATTCTGCGCTTGCAGCTTGGTTTAAGACAGATGAAGGAGTTGAAGTTTTTCAAACATTGGAAAAAAGATTAAAATAGTCACATATAACGGTTAGGCCGCTTTATGTGGCCTAACTATTATAAAAAAAAATAAAATATGGCTATAAGTGTAGATAAAATATACAAAACTGTACTTACAATTTTAAACAGAGAACAGAGAGGGCAATTAACACCTGGCCAATTTAATAAATTAGCTCAGCAAGCTCAACTAGAAATATTAGAAAAAACTTTTTATGATTATAATAGAGTTTTATCAAAATCAAATGTTATTGGTTCTAATGACGATTATGGCGATTTAGCAAATAATATAAAAGAAAAAATAGATCATTTTTTAAAATTAAAATCTGTTGCTATAGATACAACAAATGATTTAATAAATTTAACAGATAATGTTACTGATCTTTATAGGTTAATATCTATATATAAAAGTGACAATTTAACACAGTTTGAAGAAATAAAAATATCAGAACTTCCTTATGTTTTATCTTCTAAACTTATCTCACCTAGTAGTTCTTATCCTATATACTACAGACAACAAATAACAGACGGTTCAAATTTAGATGATGCAGTTAAGCTACTTCCTAGTACTTTGACTGGTAATGTTAATATACATTATATTAAAATACCTAATACTCCTTCTTGGAACGCTTCTAATACACCTGGACCAAATAATTCTATAACTTTTTCTTCAGCAAATAGTACTAACTTCGAGTTACATCCATCAGAAGAACCTAGTTTAATTACAAAAATACTATCTTACGTTGGTGTAGTAATAAAAGATCCTTTAGTATTACAATCATCATCACAACAAGAGCAGAATAAGTTTAATAAAGAAAATATATAACAAATGGGTTTTTTAGATAATCAAACAGATCAAGCTTACTACGCTGGTTCCCAAAGCTTTAGATGGGAAAATGGAGATCCACAATATTTCACTATAACAACTATAGATCCT